GCGCAGGTATCACGCAGTAAGACGGCAATTGAAAAGCCGGGCCGAGAGTACCTGAAGCGCCTGAAAGAGGCTGTGCGACCTGCTGAGGCCGAAATTAAGCGTTTCGTTGATGCATGTGACGAGCTTCGCGACGCAACCCGCCGCCCACTCACCGAATGGGAAGCCGAGCAGGAACGCATTAAGGCTGAAGAAGCCATGAACGCGCTGCACGCCGAAGCGCTGGAAATGAACATCAAGTTCGATCAGGAGTTGGCGGCCAAGTTCGAAGCAGACCACGAAATGGCTCTGCTGATGAACAAGGATTTCGACCGTGACCGCGAAGAGCAGCGCCGCCTGGCGGAACAGGCTCGGCGTGAGCACGAAGAGCGCATTAAGCGCGAAGCAGCAGAACAAGCCCGCCGAGATGCCGAAGCGAAGCACAAAGCGGAGATTGAAGCCGCAGCGCGCCGTGAAGCTGAAGAGAAAGCACGTGCAGAGCTGGCTGAACGCCAGCGCATTGAAGCGGAACAGCGTGCGGAACGCGAGAAGAAGGAAACCGAAGAGCGTGCGCGCCGCGAAAAAGAAGAAGCCGTTGCCGCCGAGCGCCGCCGCCAGGAAGAGGCAGAAGCCGCCCGTTTGGTCGAAGAGCAGCGCAAAGCTGAAGAAGAAGCGCGCCGAGCCGCAGACAAAGAGCACCGCCGCACCGTCAATCGTCGTGTCTACGCAGATCTGATTGCTCAGGGCATCCCAGAAGAATACGCACAGAAAGCAGTGCTGGCGATCGCTGGCGGCAAAGTGCAGGACGCGCACATCAAATATTGAGGCAAACATGAACGCATACCTCACTTACGACCGCATCGAAGAACGGCGCTGGGTTGAGCAGCAACTCACCGACGAGAAAGAGAAGTGGATCGACGACCGGGCGAAAGAACTGATCGCCATGTTCCCGAAATATGCTCTGCAAATGAGTAGCCTGTTTCTCCCAAAAGAAGCGCAAATGGCACTAGTCGGTGAAAAGGCAGAGGAAGCCTATAACGACTATGTCACACGCATCTGTTACGACCGCGCCGAAGAAGAGTGGGATCGCCTTCATCCAATCTGCCCATTTTAAGGAGGGACTATGAGCTTAACCCTTGTTGATTTCGTCAAACAACAGGAGCCGCTTTTCATTAAGGCGGCCACTGACGAGCGGATGGTGTGGGCGAAGGAAAGTCAGTTCGCCATCCAGCTATTTCAGAACAACGACTACCTCGCGAAAGTTGCATTCCAGAACCAGACCAGCACACAGAACGCGATCATCAACGTTGCGGCTATCGGTATTTCGCTAAACCCAGCTCAGAAGCTGGCTTACCTGGTTCCGCGTAAAGGGGCTATTTGCCTCGACATCAGTTACATGGGCCTGATGCACATCGCGCAGCAGTCTGGCGCCATTAAGTGGTGCCAGTCGGCTATTGTTCGAAGAAACGACCAGTTCCGCCGCGAGGGGCTCGATAAGCCGCCGATCCACATCTACAACGACTTTGATACTGAAGAGCAGCGCGGGGACATTGTAGGGGCGTATGTAACGGTAAAAACTGACGATGGTGATTACCTTACCCATACGATGCGCATCGATGCCATCTACTCCATCCGTGACCGGTCTGAAGCATGGAAGAAGTACAAATCTGACAACAGCAAGAAGTGTCCATGGGTCACCGATGAAGAGCAGATGATCCTAAAGACGGTCGTGAAGCAGGCAGCAAAATACTGGCCTCGACGTGAGCGCCTGGATGCCGCCATCGACCATGTTAATACCGAGGGTGAGGAAGGTATCAACTTCTCAGCAGAACGCCAGCCAGAACGCGATGTAACCCCAGCAGGAGACGAAATTATCAAGGAGATTAACGACGTCCTTATCGCAATGGATAAGACATGGGAAGAAAACCTGCTCCCAGTCTGTTCGCAAATTTTCCGTCGTGATATTCGCGATTCATCCGAGCTTACCCAAGCCGAGGCAGTTAAGGCCTTAGGCTTCCTCAAGAAGAAGGCGGCAGCATGACACCAGAAATTATCCTGGCCCGGACCGGCATAGATGTGTCCACCGTAGAGCAAGGTGATGAAGCATGGGCCAAATTAAGGCTCGGAGTTATTACTGCCTCTGACGCTCACAACGTCATTTCCAAGCCTCGATCTGGCAGCAAATGGACAGACATGAAAATGTCCTACTTCCACACCTTGCTCGCCGAGGTATGCACCGGTGTAGCGCCAGAGGTTAACGCCAAGGCGCTGGCCTGGGGCAAGCAGTACGAAGAAGACGCCCGCACCCTCTTCGAGTTCACCACTGACGTGAAAGTCACGGAGTCTCCGATCTTGTTCCGTGACGAGAGCATGCGCACCGCCTGCTCCCCTGACGGCCTGTGCAGTAACGGGTTCGGCCTTGAGCTTAAATGCCCTTTCACCTCCCGCGACTTCATGAAATTCCGCCTTGGCGGTTTCGAAGCCATCAAGTCTGCGTACATGGCCCAGGTGCAGTACAGCATGTGGGTGACCGGAAAAGACGCATGGTTCTTTGCAAACTACGACCCGCGCATGAAACGCGAAGGCATTCACCACGTCGTCGTTGAGCGGGATCCTCAGTACATGTCCGATTTCAACGAAATGGTGCCGGAGTTCATCGAGAAGATGGACGAGGCGCTGGCAGAGATCGGCTTCACGTTCGGGGAACAGTGGAAATGAAACGCACACCATTCTACCGCAGGCCCGGGCGAGCCGGGCAATTCTCCGGCCTCCGTGAACGCGTTATCTGGATGATTCAGACGCGCGGCCGCCCGGTCACTGGCAGCGAAATCGCCGAGAAGTTTGGCGTATCGCTCATTGAGTTTAACCGGGTCGCCAACGGCATCACCCGCGGCACCGGACAGATAGCGCAGATCGTTGAGTCGGAAAAATGGATCAACGAGGACGGCATCTGCGACCGGACATTCGACCTGGTTACGAAGCCAAAGGTCATTACGCCGCAGGGTAAATCTCGGCTGTTCACCCGGCGCGCCATAGAGCAGTCGCAGGAAGGCAGGCGGCAGGAGTGCATTGAACGTGCAGCACGCCGTCGCCGCCTGATTGCTCAGGGCCTCTATATCGACGAAATGGAGTCCATCCTATGACTCACGCTCACGACGACATCAGCGTAGGCACACTGTGCCTCCCCTTCATTGGTAACTGCTGGCTAATACCATGGGGTGAAGTGGTCAGCAATCCATTAAAGGCGCAGCGGCTCGCTGAGGAATATCGGGAAAGGCAGGAGGCAGCATGAGATACGGATCTGTTTGCAGTGGAGCTGCGGCGATGCCCATAGAAGAACCGGCGCTGCGCAGCTGGCAGCGCCCGTTCCTTAAATGGGCTGGCGGCAAATATTCGCTGCTGCCGGAACTGGATCGTTTGATCCCCGCAGGTAAACGCCTTATTGAGCCTTTTGTGGGTGGCGGCTCGGTGTTCCTTAACTCAGACAAGCACGAACGCTTCCTTCTGGCTGACGTCAGCGCTGACCTGATTAACCTGTATCAGATGCTGGCGGTGGTCCCCGATTCGGTGATCTATGAGGCAATGAAGGCATTCAGGCATCTTAATGATGCCGAAAACTATACGTTAATTCGTGAAGCATTCAACGCGCAGCGGCTGGATGCGGTCGAGCGTGCAGCAGCATTCCTTTACCTCAATCGGCACTGCTTCAACGGCCTGATTCGTTACAACCTGGACGGTTTTTTTTAACGTCGGCTTTGGGAAATATAAAGCGCCATATTTCCCGGAAGAAGAGATCAAGGCATTTAAGCGGAAGGCTCACGCATGCGTATTCATGAATGCAGGCTTCAGGCGCACGCTCGCGCTGGCAGGTGATGGTGACGTCGTTTACTGCGATCCGCCTTATGAGCCGCTTCCCGGCACCGCTGGTTTCACTAACTACGCGGCTGGTGGGTTCTCATGGGATAGCCAGGTAGAGCTTGCGGAAAGCTGTGTGGCAGCCCACCAGCGGGGGGCAAAAGTGGTGATCAGCAATTCTACCGCACCGCGCGTAATTGAACTTTACGAACAGCACGGCTTCAATCTGCACCGCGTCAGTGCTCGCCGGGCTATATCCAGCAAAGGCAGTACCCGCGAAACAGCGAGTGATGTCGTAGCCACTTTGGGAGTGCAGTGATGATGAAGCTGATTAATCGCAGTAAGCAATCACCTATTGGTCGCCGCGCTTGCGATGTTGCGCTGGCAGCTCACTTGCAAACATATGGCGACTATGGGCGAAGCAAGATGAAAGAGACTTATACGGTGAAGGTTGAAGGCGTGAAAGTCTGGGTGGAGGTGGTGAACCGAAAGGCGAGCTACGTGGCCACAGCGATGACCGGCATGCGCCGTCTCCGCTCCCTGCCCGGGCAGGTTGGTTGAAAAAGATTTTGAATGGCCCGAACGGGCAACTGGAGAGAGCTATGGATGATATTTTGGTAACGTCAGACCTGACCAGTCGCTACAAAATTTCACGCAAAACCCTTTGGTCATGGCAAAGTGCAGACACAATGCCTCGGGGCTTCGTATGCCCGTTCCCACCCCCTGACTGGCCCGGCAACCCTAACCGCTGGCGCTCTGAGTCAATCAAAGAGTGGGAGGATAAAAAGAAGATAAATTAACTGAAGGGCTCTCCGATGATCTCTTCAAGATGGCTCTGCCAAACGCGGAGCCAGTGTTTCTGATCATCGATATAGTCATGAAGGTTGTAATGCGCCATAACCCCCACCATCTGATGCCCGAGCAGCTTTTCAATTACGTGCGGCGGGCAACCTAACTCAGAGAGATTTGTGGCTATCGTCCGCCTCATATCATGAAGCGACCACTCTGCCATACCTGTTCCATTCCAAATAGAACGGGCGTAATTGGATGCCACAGGTGAATGAACGGGCGAATCTTTGATCCCGCCATCAATTTTACGTTGTGAAGTCACCAGGTGATTGGTGTTTATTTTCTTGAGGTGATTTCTGACCAGGTTAACGGCGGCGTCTGAGAGTCCCCTTCTAATATGTACCCGAGTTTTATAACTGCCCGCAGGCACGACCCACTCATTATCATCCAATCGAAACCATGATCTCTCACTAAGTCGAATCTCAGCCGTACGGCATCCGGTAAGCATAATAAATTTCACCAGGAAAACGGACTCTATCGACATATGGCTTTTCAACCACTGATAGATTTTGCGCAGATCGTCATCGTCCATCCTGCGAGTTCTCTTTTTAGGCTTTTGCCCGACATCAGATGGCAGTAATCCCTCGAGTGGGTTTGAGGCGATCACACTTCTGTTAACGCAGAACCTAAACGCCCGTTTGCACAGCGAAAGCATGTAATGAGCCATCACCCTGCTTTCTATAGAATCGAAGACGTTGATCCAGTGCATTTTCGCTGTGTTATCGACTTTGACATTCTTCATCGGTTCGGCGATATGTTTCTCAAACACCTGGCGATAGTAATCGACTTTAACTAGCCCGTTAGCGATACAGTGCCTTTCAATCCAGTAATTGAACGCTTCGGCAACGGACATCGCTTCCTGTCGGGTCTGCTTATCCAGCTTCACCTGCTCTCGCGGATCCAGTCCCTCAGTTAACCAGTTTCTGAATTGTTGGCGACGCTCTCTTGCCTGGGTGATACTCATTGCAGGATAATCACCAACATTGAGTTTTACCGCTTTACCGGCCCAGCGATACCGATAGAAAAATGATATTTTTCCGGCCTGGCTGATTCTGGCGTTGAGCCCGTGCGAATCAGAAATAATCTCGATATCATCTCTTTTCTTGCCGAGCGCCTTCCTGAGCTTTGTGTCGGTGATCATTGAATGGGTACACATTTTTGTTTTTGGGTACACAAAAGTGTACACAAAGTTGCCCACTCAAAGCTACACGCAATGTAACACTAGTTCGCAGAGTGTTATGGTTTACATCCTTGAAAGCCTGCTGGATAAGGGTTTAGCGTAACAGAACGTTTTTACGCGGAATTGTTCGTAATATGCCAAATGACAATTTAAGAAAGTGTTCTGAATAGAGATTCAATATTTAAGGGCACGGTTTTTGCAACCGTGTTCTTGTTTGGCCTTTCCTTATAGCCGGTCAGTGCATTCACCACCACAAGCAGATAATAACTTTATC